CTAATTGGAGCATTAGGATCTCTAGGAGCATCCAACTTAATACCATTATACAGATAAAAACTATTCAGAGGAACTCTTTGATTGTCTAACTCAAAATGTGCTTCTCTAACAACTCCATCTCTCCTAGATACCCACTCTTTTTCTAAAGTTTTGCCTGTAGCTTTTGCAGCTCTTTGCTGACTCCAAGAACTTATCTTACCAACCTCTGTTCTAGCTATGTTCTTAGCTCTACCTAAGTTCTGTCCTCCTAAAACTACATTTATCTTTTTAGATAATTCATTAAAAAACTTATCCCCATCAGGAGTTCCTGCTACAGGATTAACTATTCCTAGATCCTCAAACTCTTTAATTGTCTTTGTTATCTGTGTAGCAATTCTTTTCTTTGTAGTTGCATTTAAGTCATTCATAACTTTCTTAGCATTATCTTGCACAAACCCTGCTGCTTGTGAATCTTGAAACAATGATCTTACTTCTGCAGGAACTTCTCTTTGTCCTCTATAAAAGCCATTATCTACAATCTTTTTAAGTGTTCTGCCCTCTGGTAGTAATCCAGATAGAGTACCAAATACTGTTCTTATTGCTTGTTCCTCATCTACTTGCACTCCTAGATCTACAGGATCTGCAGCTTTAAAGTTTTCTTGTGCAGGAAAAAGATTATCCCAAGTTCTAACTGACATATCATCCCCAAGAGAATAAAACAATGGTAGTAACTCTTTATCAAACTTAGATTCATTTAAGAATATATCTACATTAGTTTCTAATGCAGCTAAGTCATGACTAGCTTTAGCAACATTAGATAAAGCTCTTTTTTGCCTATTGAGTTCTTTTGCATAGATATTAGCCATATACTCACTCCATGAGTTTTCTAAACCATTAATAGCTTCCCAGAGTTCTTTCTTTTCTATCTCTGATCTGTAATGCTTAACTGTAGGTAATCCTAAGATTTTTACTGTAGGCTCTTGCCATCCATATAGTGGAAAGTCAATACTTTTGTTTTCTTTAACTTTATCTGCTTCTTTTATTGCCCAATTAGAAGCTCTCATCTTGTTACTCTTAGATATGTCCCCACCCCATAACAACCAAGCTACTTGCCCTGCTGTTGGTCTATCACTATCTCCATTTAAATAATCATTAGCTTTATCTGAGTCTAAGTCTCCCTCATGCCTAGCAAACCAAGCTGCCATCCTTACAACTTTATTATCACTAATGTTTCCATTAGCCATCTCTCTAGCTTCTCTCTTTGTTTTATCAGTTAAGCCTGATCCTGCATATTCAAGTAGATCTAAGCCTCTTTGTGCATTTTTTTGTATATAGCTAGGCACTTTATCTACCTTTGTTTCTACTACTAAATCTATTTCTTTTTTTGTACTTTTAGGATGTCCCTCTGGAAGTAAATCTGTATCAAAAGCTCTATTAGGAAACTTACCAGAACTTAATGCTTTTATAAAAGTATTTACTCTGGCTAATGCCCATTGATCACTTGAATTTACATTTGGTCTAACTGATTGAGGATTAGTATTATAAGCTCCTACTCCTCTTTCAAAGACTTGTCTAAGCATTGAGAAAGTAGCTCTATACTTTGGGTCTTTGTCATTGTGTTCTGTTACTTTATCTCTTAAGATACCCTCTATTCTTTTAGATACAGCTTTCTCCTCAATGTCCTCTGATGTTTCTGCTTGATACATTGTTACTTCATCTCCCTCAACAGGAACTTCAGCAACCATCATATTTCTTATAAAGTAATCTCCATCATCAAGAGCAGATAACTGATTAGCTTGTCTAGCTTCATTTACTGTTACAAACCCTGCATTAAATCCTGTTACTATTCTTTGCATAGTTGCATCCTCATCTTGTGATAAGGCTCTAACATTTGAAAGATCATATTTAAAGCAGTAATCTGCATTATCCTCAAAATCTTGTAATAACAGTTGTTTAGTAAATTCATTGGCAAAGTGATTCCACATAGGAATTAGCTTTTGTTCTGTAAAGAACTCTCTAAGTTCTTTTGCATTAGAATATGTTGCTCTCTCTAGCCCTGCACCTAGTCCTGCTAATATTGCAGGAACACCTAGTACAGCAGAGATTCTCTCCTCATTAATATATCTAAGTTTGCCTATCTCTAAATCTTTTGGGCTAAAAGAAAGAGTTTTTATATCTACTTCTCCACCAGATATGACCAATGGTCTCCCTCTATTCTCTCCTCCAAATCTCCTACCAAATACCTCAGCTATGTTCTCTGCTTCATCACTTGTCATACTTAAATCATTTTTTGGAGATATAACAACACTAGGAACACCTGTATTCTTAACTAATGCTGCTCCCATTTGTGAAGCTGCAGCATCTCCTAATACTTCTACCATTACTGATCTAAGAGGTGCTAAACCTCTCCTGTGGTTTCTAGGATCTATTCTCTCTCTAAGATGTATCATATCCTCTGGCAATATACTCATAGTGTTGCCTTTTTGCTTATATTCATACTTAGTTATTAACTGTTCTGTGTTTCCTTTTACTTCAACCATCTCTGGTAGTAAATGTATAAGTTGTATTACTGCTCCTGATTCATTTCTAAGTTTAAGTAAGAAAGCATCTCCAGATACAGCAACTGAGGTAACAATATAGTTATTTAATAATGATGCTGTCATATTAGGATTAGGATTCTCTAAAAGTACTGCAGCAGGATGCTTATCTAAATACTCCATACTCTCTTGATTCTTTAAATATACCTTTAATGGTGGCTCACTAAAAGCTGTACCAAGTACATTTAAACAAGCAAGAGCTGCTGAGTTACCCTCTCGAGACATTTGATTAACTCCACTAAAGTAACCTGCATCTGTATTAAATGGAAATACTACTTGTGATGTTGGATATTGCCCAGATTTCTTTTCTGTTTGTACTTCCTGAGCAAAGAAGCCTCTAATATTATCTCTAATTCCCAATTAGGTTACACTCCAATTTGTCTTTCTAACTATCCCAAACCTAGCTGCATAAGCTAAGGCATCTACCATATCATCATGAGATCCACTAGATGGAAAGCTAGTTAATTCTCTTTCAAATTCTACAAGCCATTTAGCATTTTTCAAAAACCATATTGTGCCATTTTCTACTCCTGCAGCAGCAGGTACAGCTCTAGCAGTTTTTGACTTATCTGCCTTTAAGTTCCTTATTGGCAAACCCTGCCTCCTAGCTATCTGAATAATACCAAGCCCAAAACTAGAATCCTCTACTCCCAACCAAGACATATTGTATTCAACAATTTTTGCTTCTATCTGTGGAAGTAACTCTGGAGCTTCTAGTCTAGCTCTGAATACATCCATTACTAATAGCTTACCACTAGGAGTAGATCCAACTGTTATTATTACTGAATAATCAGCAGTTTCTTTAATACTTAGTGCTGTGTCCATAGTGCCAAATATACTTAGCTCACTATGCCTTACTACTTCATCTCCTAACACATACTCTGGATCATCTGCTTCAATAGTGTCATAGTACTTAAACCATTCTCTTTTAAACATGTGTCCTACTTCTGTAAATTCTGCTAAGAACTCTTGTGCATACACCATAGAGCCTAGCTCCTCTCTGGCTTGTGCTAACTCATCTTTGTTAATTCTAGGAGATTGCTCTGTAGGATAATGAAATACTTTCCAATCAGCTCTCCTTTTAGCATTGTCAAACAACTCATAAAACCAATTCATGCCATTTGGTGTAGATATAAATAATGCTTTGCCTAAGCTATCAGATAAGATTGGTCTAACTGTGTCCCATGTTTCTTTATCTTGATAAGCAACCTCATCAAAGATTATTAGAGATATACCACCTGCACCTCTAAGAGTTTCTGGTTTGTTAGCTGATTTTATCTGTATAGATCCACCATTAGCCAATACTATTCTTTTCTCTACTTCTCTAGTTTCTGCATATTCCTCTGGTAACTGTCTTACTAAGCTTTTAAGATTAAGCCAAGACTCTAAAGCCTGTGGATATACAGGAAAGATTATCCATACTTTTAAACCTTTAAGAGCTTGATCTACTGCACTAACTAAACTTAGTGTAGTTTTGCCCCATCTCCTGCCACATACAGCAATAATAAATCTATGTTCATCTAATGCTTTTATAACTTCTAATTGTCCAGAATGTAGATCAGGTGGAGTAGCCTCAATAATCTGGCTCATCATCCTGCTCCCAATCCCACTTAAATTTAATCTGTGGTTGTTCTATGTGATTAACTGTTACTTGTGGAGTACCTAAACCATAGATTTGACTAATCATCTTATAGCAAATATCTAATAATCCTTTTAATTCTGTAGGATTCATAGAAGCTAAATCCCTTTCATTTATTTCATTAATAATTCTAAATATTACAGGTTTTAGCTCATCAGCTAGATCTCTTGCAGTTTCTCCTACTTGTGCAAAAACTTCCCCAATTATCTGTTCATTTAGCATTTTATTAATAGCTTTTACTCTATCTTGCCATTGATTCTTAGAGGATATTTGATAG